AACGCCCAGCGCGAGTTCTACACGGTGGAGGTCATCGAGGGCCCCAAGGTGCGCAAGAAGCACCCCTCCCCCATCGGGAAGATCTGGGAGATCGAGTTCACCTTCACCGCCGGGGTGCCGTGGGCGTTCACCTCCCGCGCTGCGGTCTCAACCCTGGCGCTGGACACCGGCTCGAACTTCCAGGACCCGGCCGGGGAGAACTGCGGACTGATGGCGGACCCCTACGACGACTTCGTGGGCGACCCCTACTTCGGCGGCATCGCCCGCCCACCCAAGGCCCCCACGATCCTGCCGCCGAACATCCTGGACATCAACTCGTGGCGGCGCAAGACGGCCACCATCCCGCTCTCCCAGACCCAGCGCTGGGGACGGGTGGTGCCCTACATCAACATCCTGACCGAGAACGCGGTGCAGTTCGTCCGGCTCCGCTTCTACCGGCAGGGCCACGGGCTGGAGGGGTGCGACTTCGACGGGGAGTTCCTGGTCTCCTACATCCCTGCCACGGCGGTGCTGACCCTCGACGCGATCCGGCGCCGGGCCACGCTCAAGCTCTCCAACGGCAAGATCGTGCCCGCCGGCCACCTGCTGTTCGGCTCGGACGGGCGGCCCTTCCTCTGGCCCACCCTCGGCTGCCAGTACACCTACACCATGACCGCCGACATCATGCCCGGCCAGCCCGGCGCGGTGGTCGTGCTCGAAACCTCGACAAGGGAGTAAGCCTGTGGCGCTCAGCTGCGAAACGCACACCGCCTTCATCTACGACCGCGGCGGCAAGCGCCAGATCGGGATGCTCGATCCGCTGGTCCGGGTGAAGTGGGCGCGCACCCGCGATGACATCTCGGAGGCCACCGTCTGGGTGGCCTCCCCCGGGAAGGAATGCGCCCGGATGCTCGGCATGGTCGAGGCCGGCCGGCACGAACTGGTGATCTTCCGCGGCGACCGCCGGGTCTGGGAGGGCCCGATCACCCTGCCGACGTTCAACGGCCCCAACGTCACCTTCAAGGCCCGCGACGTCATGCACTACACCTCGCGCACCACGATGCACAACGAGTACGACAACCGCTACCCCAACAACGGGCTGGTGCTGGACCGGGTGAAGCGGGTCATGACCGCGGAACTGGCGCGCAAGGAGGCGCTGGACCCGCCGGTGAACATCCTGGCGCACGTGCAGTACATCTACGCCTCGGACCCGAACGTCACCGACGCCAGGACCGCGGCACGCACCTACCCGTACCAGTACAGCGTGTTCCAGCACATCGACAACTACGCAGCCAAGGGCGGGCTGGACTACACCGTCGTGGGGCGCCGCATCATCTTCTTCGACGTGCACCAGAAGATCGGCCAGACGGCCACCGTCACGGGGGATGACTTCATCGGCGATCCCATCATTAGCCAGTACGGCATGGAGCTTGGAACCTCCGTCGCCATGACGGACGGCAAAGGCGTATACGGCGAATGGGGTGGAGTTGACCCTTTCTACGGCGAATGGGAGCTTTTGCACCAGGCTTACGACGAGACCAGTGCAGCCGCTGATGATACCGAGGCTCCTACCAAGGCTGAACTAACCGATCAGGCTCATCGCGCATGGCTGAAGGGGAATCGACCCCCCATGGTGGCCCGAGTTCCGGACAACACGCGCCTGAATCCCGACGGCGTACTGACCATTGATGACCTCGTACCCGGAGTTTGGGTGCCATTATCCGTGTCGGTGCCGGGTCGCACGGTAACTCAGGTGCAAAAGCTGGATAAGATGTCCGTTGAGGAGACGGCAGGCGAAGGTGAGGTCATCAAGGTCACCCTGTCTCCCGCGTACACGGAGGCTTTTGTGGAAGGGGACGTCGTTCTCGATGAGTGAACCCATTCATTTCGATCCCTTTATGGGATGGGTCAACACCACAGACCCTGACAATGTTTCAGAAGATGCAAGGGTAATCACCGCCGAGGACCTGATGCGCTACGAAAAGCTCGGTCAAGACATTGCTGCCTGGACGGCTGCCAACCCCGGTGGGGGCGGGGGCGCTGGAGGAGTGACCTTGATCGATGGCGGAACCCCGTAAAAACACCACAACAATGAAGGAAAACACATAATGGCAGCCACAACGGTCATCAAGCTCAGGCAGGGAACTGCCGCGGCGTGGACGACAGCCAACCCGGTCCTCGCCATGGGCGAACTCGGGTACGAGACGGACACCACCAAGATCAAGATCGGCAACGGCACCACCGCGTGGACCTCGCTGGCGTACTGGGATGACAAGTCTGCCCCGGCGGTGCACACCCACACCGCCAGCCAGATCTCGGACTCCACCGCCACCGGCCGGTCCCTGATGACGGCGGCGGATGCGGCTGCGGCCCGTACCGCCATCGGCGCTGGCACCTCCAGCCTCGCCATTGGCACGACGTCCACCACCGCCATGCGCGGTGACAAGACGTTCGCGTTCACCGAGATCACGGGCACGCTGGGCACCAACCAGCTGCCGGCGCTGGCCATCAATGACACCTTCGTGGTGGCGGACCAGACCGCCATGCTGGCGCTGACCGCCCAGCGCGGTGACATCGCGATCCGCACCGACACCCAGGAGTCCTTCATCCTGGCCACGGACTCCCCGGCCACGCTGGCGGACTGGAAGGAACTGACCGCCTCCGGCGCCGTCCTCTCCGTCGCCGGCAAGACCGGAACCGTGACGCTGGTCAAGGGCGACGTCGGACTCGGCAACGTGGACAACACGGCCGATACCGCCAAGCCCGTCTCCACGGCACAGCAGACGGCGCTGAACGCCAAGGAAGGCACCATCACCGCGGGCACCACCGCGCAGGTGTGGAGGGGTGACAAGACCTGGGTCACCGCGGACAAGACCCTCGTCGGCCTCGCGAACGTGGACAACACCTCCGATGCCAACAAGCCGGTCTCCAGCGCGCAGCAGACGGCCCTGAACCTCAAGGCGAACCTGGCCTCCCCGACGTTCACCGGCACGGTCACGCTGCCTTCGACCACGAACGGCCTGTCCAAGTCCAACGTGGGCCTGGCCAACGTGGACAACACCAGTGACGCCTCCAAGCCGGTGTCCACCGCCACCCAGACGGCGCTCAACGGCAAGGCCAACACCTCGCACACGCACGCCTCCGCCGACATCCCCACGATTGACGGTGGCACTCCGTAATGCCCAGAATCACGAACATCCAGCAGCGGGGCGGCACCGCTGCACAATGGGCAAGTGCCAACCCGGTGCTGGCTGCGCGTGAAATCGGCCTCGAAGCGGACACGCTGAAGCTGAAGTGGGGTGACGGGACCACCGCGTGGAACTCGTTGCCCTACTTCACGCCCCGGGCCGCGGCGGACGAGTCCCGCGGCTACATCAACTCGGGCAAGTCCATCAACGGCATCGTCACCAAGCAGGGCATTGCCCCGACGGTGGTCACCTCCGCGACGGCCATGGGCGGCAAGGCCATCGCCAAGAGCGGTACGGGCCACGGCTGGTGGGAGGACATGAACGGGCTGACGGAGTTCGACCCGCAGACCCTCTACCGCTTCACCGCGCGCGTCCGGGTGGCCACGGCGCAGACCAACGGCGGCGGCAAGGGCTTCTACTTCGGCGCGGTCGGGTTCTCCGACAAGGGCGTCACCTACATCAACTCCTCCGGCGCCAACTCCTTCAGTTCCCAGCAGTGGGGCATCCAGAACGTCCAGACGGATGCGTCCGGGGTGTGGGTGGACTATGTCACCTACGTCAAGGGCTGGAACGCGACCCCGGGCGTGGGCGGATCGGGCACGCTCACGTCCCCCCGGACGCTGTACCCCGGGACCATGTACTTCGTGCCCGGCTTCATCGTCGACTACAGTACGGGCAACGGCGTCTGGGAGCTCTCGCACTGGTCCGTCGATGCGATCGGCTCCGAGGCGCAGGCCGCGCAGCTGGCCGTCAACAGCCACAGCGCCGCGAACATCACCTCGGGCACCCTTGCCGACGCCCGGCTCCCGGCGCGCCTGAACACGGTCGCTGCGACCGTCACGGACTGGAACTCCGCCCTCACCAACGGCTGGTACATGGGGTACAACATCGCCAACGCACCGGTGGCGGGGCAGTGGTTCATTGGGCGGGTGCTGGCGCACAACTCGCTCTACGTCACCCAGACGGTGCACCAGTTCACTGCCGACACCGAGGCCGACACCAAGACGTGGCGGCGGTCCTCCACCGACGTCAGCGGCGTCCGCACCTGGGGCGCCTGGTATCGGGTGTTCCAGTCGGCCACGGAGATCCAGACGCTGCTCGGCACGCACACTCACCCTGATGCGACCGCCACCGACTCAGGGTTCATGCCCGCCGCGGACAAGGTCAAGCTTGACGGGGCGGCGTCCGGGCTGGTCAACAGCGCGCTCGTCATCCGGGACAGTGCAGGCAACTTCAGTGCCGCAACCCCCTCCGCCGCCGCACATGTGGCGACCAAGGGGTACGTGGACAACTACGCGACCGCGACCTCCTCGGCCGACGGGTTTATGTCCAGCACGGACAAGGCGAAGCTGGACGCCTCCGCGTCCGGACTGGTCCCCTCCGTTCTCGTCACCCGCGATGCCAACAGCGTGTTCTCGGCCGGCACCCCGACCGCAGACGCGCACGTGGCGACCAAGGGCTACGTCGACAACGGCCGGATCACCGCGTCCCCCGGCACCCAGTTCCGGCAGATCGGGTGCGTCATCCGGTTCAACGCCACCAGCGGGCAGTTCGAGTTCATCAACGACGCCGGGCACTTCCCTTCCGGGGTCTCCAGTGTCGTGACGTACTCGGACCGGATCGTGGTGAACTACTCCTTCACTGCGACCAAGGTCATCACCGCCAACGTCACCCCGGACGAGAAGCTGGCGCAGCAGGGGTTCACCATGGGCCCCTCGGTGGGCACCTCCTCGATGACCATCTACGTCGGGCAGGGCGGGTTCACCGACTACGTCACGGTGACCGGCGCCTCGTTCACCTCCCTGAACGGGTTCGTGAACTCGATGTCGCGCTCGACCACCACGTGGACCTTCAC